TACCGGCCGCGACCATCAGGGTACGCGTCAACCTTTTTCCCAGCAATGTAATGGATACGCAAAGACCCACCGATCGTCTCCAAATACCTGATGGTGCCGTAATCCAATGTCATGTCCTAATCATACGGGAAAAGCCTCCACCCTTTACGGACGGAGGCTTTTCCTTGATTACTTGTTTATGGAATCGCGTCGAAAAAATCAATGATGAGTTGATTATCAACGGACGTGTAGCTGAGGAAATCGTGACCACTGTCCAGGGGAATCAACGTGGTGTTGGGGCCGGCGTCGGCGGCGAACCCTACCGCCTCCGACGGCACACAAACATCATCTGTCAGACCGTAGAAAATCAGGATGGGGATATCGTCGAACTTACCTGCAGCGGCCATGGTGCGCGGGTTTTTGGTGCTACCCATTGTCGCCTCATCATAAGTCCCGCCGTGGGCGGTGTTCACCAGGCCGGCGTAACCTCCCCTGTCATTGGTTTTGACGTCGTTGGGGTTGATTACCGGGATGATGAGCGCGACACCGGCCACCCTGTTAGGGTTCGCTGCGGCCCAGTTCAGCGCAGACAACCCACCCATGCTGGCACCGATGAGGAACACTTTCCCGGCCTTGACCCCCGGGAGCGCCTGCGACCGGCCGTAGGACCTTTCGGCCCCGTCAATGGCGGCCTGGTTACCCCACGTCTGCGTGCCGCCGGCGTCGGCAGCTATCGCCGAGTACCCGGCCTGCGCCACATAGGTGGGGGTGCCGGGTTTACCGTCACCCAACCAGCCCAGCACTGTCAGCCCGGTGCCGCCGGCGCCGTGCAGGTTGACCACAGCATGCTTGGGTGTTGATGGTTTCACCTTTGGGGTGAGTTCGACGTGGTATTCGCCGGGGGACAGTTTCCCGTAGAACTGGGTGGCGATGAGGGTCACAGCCCGACCGCCTGAATGAACGGTGCACCGGACGTGCGGCAGGTTGTACCAGTCCACGCTTTGACCATGATTTTGGCGACATACGATGTGCCGGGGGTGAGGCCGCGCATCGCGTATTCGCCGGTGAACGTCTCCCACTCATCAATACCACTGACACGGAAGTCGAACTCGTGACGTAGCACACCGCCAACGTAGAGGGCGTACTTGACCGGCGACGGGGCGTCGGCGGCGCCTGCGCACTGGAACCGCACCGTAAACGGTCGCTCCCCGGCGGTGACGTTGATTGACAGGCCGGGCACGTCAACATAGGTGGTGGAAGTGGTGTCGAATTTGGGTACTGACGGGTCGATGCGGGTGAACGCGAGTTCGTTGCCGGCGGCACCGAACACTACCCAGGCGGCCCCGGTGGTCCGGTACAGTTCCAGCGTGTCGGTCGCGTAGTAGAGGGTGCCGGCCGGGTACGTCGCCGCTGCGGGGCGTGCGGCGTAGGTGCCGGTGTAGGTGGGGGTGGTGGCGGGCAATTGCGCTACCGGTACCTTGCCCGCCACCAAGGATGCTACACCGTCCGAAGCTCCCCGCGCCGACGCGTCCAGCTTCAACGCAAGGGCGGCGGTGTTGTCAGCCTCATTGACGTAGAGGGTGTTGAGCGCGGCACGGAGCGCTGACGCACCGTCGTTGACGATAGCGGTGGCGGCGGCGTCGAGTTCGTCGGGCGCGACCGTCAGCGTGTCGATCAGGGCGGCGAGGGCTGCGTAGGTGTTGGACAGTTCGTCAACGATGAGGTCACCCAGGGCGGCGTCATTCAACGCGGCGAGTTCCAGGGTGATGTTCGCCTGCCATGCCTCCCACGTCGTCGCCCATGCGGCCTGCGCCGCCGTGACGGTTTCTTCCGCATTGGTCACACCGGTCTGGTATTCGTCGATGGCGTTGTCTATGGCGGCGTTGAACCCCGGCACGAGCACACCGTTGAGCCAGTCTTTGATGTACGCGAGTTCGCGGAGGTAGGTGGTCCCGTCGGCGTACGTGAGGGGGCCGACGTTCGCCATGGGGGTCAGTTGGGAGGGGAAGGGTGTGATGGTGGTGAAAGCCATTTCGGGCCTTTCCTTTTAGTAGGGGTACCGCGAAAGCGGGTAACCGAAATAGCCGTACTGTCCAGCACTGCCGGTAAAAGAATCACCGGCGGACCAGATCAGCATAAACAAATTCTGTAGCTCCTCAATGATCATCATATCGACATTCACTAATGATTGACGGTACTGCAAAAGCATCAGCGCCGGGTTTCCCTGAAAACCTACCGTCTCCGAATCCTGCGTACCGTCCTGATTGACCGTCGACGAATCATTACCGGCGCCCTCAGTTGTCGTATCCGAAATGGTGTCCTGCGCGCTGGTGGCGTAATCGCCGTTGTCTGACAGGAGGGTTTGGGGGAGTTCCTGCGCCACGGCCCGGGATTTTGAACCGGACGTCGAATTGGACGCCGATTCCCCGGCCGACACCGTAACACCATTGCTGATGTTGGTGTTGGAAATCCGTACCGTTTCCAACTGGTTGAAAGTGATCGCCGAAATTTCGTAATGCTGATTGTAGAGCGGCATGATTTCATCAAGCTTACGTTTCAGGGCGAGACGAAACATTGAAATGCTTTCCTGCCCGATTTCCTGATTAAAGAAATGGTTAATAATTTTCCGGTTCAGTTCGGGCCGGTGCGCCTCATCAAACAGCGGGTACTCAGCCAAAATACCCGTCTCAATGGTCGGGTCGAGTTCGAGCACTTCATGCAGTTCCAGGGTGAACGTCGCCATCAGTCTTTGCCCTCCAGCTTGGGTGTTTCATCGTCTTTGTGGGTTTCAGATTCGCTGTCGGCGTCCGACGCGGGCGGCGCCGGGGGTTCAACAAAGTCGACGGAGACGTCCAGGCCGAACAGTTTGTTGATCTGTTCGCACGCCTGCTGGCGGGCGTTCAAAGCAATGTTGCGTGTGGCTTGTACCTGTTCGTCGTTGGCGCCAACCTCTGCGGCCACGAGACGTTCTTTTTTGTCCTGGTTGGCGTTGTTGATACCCAGCAACCCCATGCATTCATTCCACAGTTTCGACTTCGCGATTTGCAGGTTGGGGAGAGTCAAGGGATCAACACTGAGGTCAATGACGTTCAGTTGCCCCATGTCGAGGGCGGTGGTCCCGAAAATCGCTTCCTGCCCTTCCGCGATCTGTTTGAGAATGTTGAGCCAGGAGAGGCGTTCGTTTTCGGGGGAGTTGATGTACTTGTTTTTCCGCATGTTGTCGGCCGTGATTTCGATACTACGGTCGAGTTTCGCCAGTTTGGTGGCGTACAGGTAGATCACGTCCAGGTCGGGGGTGCGCATGTAGTTGCAGTAGATCGGCACGCACTCAGGGTCTTTTCGTTCCCCGACGTCCCCGCCGGGGGTCCGGTCATAGGCCGGCATGGCCGACAGGGTTTTGGTTTTCATATCAGGCCCGATCACGGTGAACTGGATCGGGTTGTCGAGGAAGTTGGTCGCACCGCTGCCGGCGCCCTGCACAGCGAAAAACTCCCCGCAGTCGGCGTCCTTATAAAACACTGACAGGCCGCGCCAAATCAAATTCACTTCCAGGAACCGTTTGTCAACGGAGTCGGGGAGGCCTTTCCACTCGAACCGGTTCGCGCACAATTCGGTCAGGATACGAACGTACATTTGTTCTGTTGCGGCCTGTTGATTCATGGCACGGTTGTTTTTCCGGCCACCATTCAAATACGTCGAATAGTATTCGTTGAACACCAAATCTGTTTTAGCCATTACTAAATGGTCACCCCTGCCAACGGCTCATTTTCTGCCGTGTCTATGTTTCCTATGTCTGCCGGATTCTTCCAAACAGTAACACCTTTTTCAAAGATTCCCCTGAGTGTTTGTTTGAACGTTTCGGGGCAGTTCGCGGCCGTCAAATAAACTTCCTTACATTTCCAGTACGTGAACCTGTCCATCACCATGAGCGACGCCGGCATCACGGAGAAACGGTTGACGGCGTACCCGTAGCGTAGCCAGAACTCGCCGATAGCGTTCATCACCGCCGGCTGTACCATTTTGACTTTGAGTTCAACACCCCACCGGTACGTGGCGAGCAGGAACGCGTCCCCACCAACCTGCCCTGACGTGGTGGGTTGGGTGAGTTTGGCGTCCTGCACTTTGGCGTTGACCCCGGCAATGGCGTTCGCATAGTCCCCGTTCGCCGAGAATTTGGCCAGGTCAAGGTTGGTGTCCCTGATGTATCCCATGTTGGCGGTTTGGGAGCGGTTCACCCCGGCGGAGAGTCCGGTGCTGATCGCGTTGGACTGGTTGGCCTGGTTGGTGTTGATCGCGTAGCTGACGGCGGCGTTGGCGACGCCTTGTGCCATGCCGGCCGGGTCCAGGGTTTTGAACCCGTTGATGGTCGCGTTCCCCGCCGCCTGCAAACCTTGGGAGCGCATGGTGTCCATTGACAGTTTCGTTTGCGCATTTGAGGCGCCAATGCCCTGCCCGGTAATGTCCTGCGACGTGCTGATGCCGGAGGATGCCTGGTCGTACGATGTGGCGGCGCCGGTCAGGGCACGCTGCTGTGACCAGTCGGCGCTGCTGTGCTGGTAGGCGATGCCGTTGACGTTCGCGGCCATGAACGCCATATACCCGTTATTCACCACGGAGAACGCGGGGAAGTTGGTGATAGCGGTGACCATGTCCAGGAACTCGCCGCCGTCGTTGATAACCCCGTTGCCGTCCTCAAACGCCGGGTATGAGTCGCTGGCGTTGTACCGGTAGGGGTAGAACGCCAACCGTGCGTTGGGCGGTGCGAAATGGGGCACTTCTACCACGTTGGCGTCACCGTCCTGCCAGCACTCCGGTTTCAGCACCAACGGCGTGCCCGTGTAGGACGTCATTTCGATCAGGCAGTACGGGTAGGTCGCGAACTTGTACAGGCGCCAGTACCGGCCCAGGTCGAGTTCGTTACGCCACCCCGTTTTGAGGGCGGTTTTGACGGTGTTCAGCGGCCCGCCCTGCACCTCATCAACGGGTACCCCCGCAATGACTTTGCTGGACAGGTTGACGCCGTAGCGGGTCATGCGCGGCACGGCCTGTATCGACATGATGCCCTGCGTGACCCACGGTTTGTCCTGCATGGCTTCCATGAACAGTTTGAAATGGTCCAAAGAGTTGAACAGGTAAATTTCGGCGCCGTTGGGCAGGTTTTCCATCTGCGACCCCTTAGCGGAGGTCAGTTTGGGCGCGTCCACCGTGCCCGGGTCCTCATCCAGGGCTGTTGAACTGGCGACCAGTACGGAGTAGTCGGGCATCCCGGCGAACGCCTCAAACCGGGCCGAACCGACGGACAGGGCGTACTGTTTGCGGATTTCGTACTCATTGCCCAGGTCGAACCCCTCAGGGGTGGTCAGGAAATCCCGGCCGTAGTTGGTGAAAGATTCGGTGTTGGCGATGCCCAGGTGACCACGCTCCACATAGATGTTCCCAAAGCTGGCGCCGTACACGAAGGACTGGAACACGTCCAGTTGGAGCATCAGTTCTGTCGTGTCGGGTGCGACATAGTTGACGCCGACAACGAAGTAGTAGTAGGCGCGGCCGGTGTCGTCGCCGCTGGACAGGGGTTGTGCCGGGTTGTGCGCCCTCAAATAGTTGAACGTGTTCGCCCGTTCGAACGGGATCTGTAACCGGATGGGTCGACCCATCGCCGCATACGTGACGTTCGGTGTGGTCAGCACCGGACCCGATGCGGTGTCAATGTACGTGTCGAGGGCGGCCTGGTTGTCGAACCTGACAACGTCGCGGTAGTCGTTATTCCATGGCACATTCGCGAGGGTGACGGTGGTGTTTGCACCCCACACCGCGTAATTGAAACTGTGCCCGAAATCTTTAGGCTGTGGCAATTCATGAAACTGATTCACTGGTTCCCCTTTATGGTCTGAATAAAGACTACCTGAAATACAAGAAAACCCCCGACGCATTGTCGGGGGTTTTCTTGCTAAGGGCGCCACATGCCCTGTTTACTTTTTCCGAATATCGGGGGTTCGGAATTAGTTCACAGTTACAGTGTATACCGGATCGCCTGCGGCTGATGGTACAGAAATGGTGAACACGAGACCGGACTTTGTAATTGTCACGTCTCCCGCGTCGGGGCCGAACACTTCGAAGTCGCCCTTGACGACGGTTGCCGGGTCAACAACGTTGGCCGTGTAGGTGAACACTGCCGGGTCGAACGTCGGCGACACGGCTACACCCTGCACGGTGATGCCGGTGACCTGGTTGGTCAGGTCGTCACCCTCATTGTCCTGGTTGTCCACGGCCGGCCACGCATCGAGCACGGCAACGCCGGTGACGGTGAGGGTAATTTCAGCGGTGGCGCCGTCCTTCATGAGGTTGTCGGCGTCCAACCACACAGACGTTGCAACGACCTTCAACGTTTCGGCGCCCTCATCGCCGCCGACGGTGAGAACACCGGTCTGGGAGACGTAGGAACGTGGTGACGTGTTGCCGTACAGGGTCCAGCGCACGGAGTCGTTGATACCGTCCGTGGGTGTGGTCACAGCTTCGGACGCCAGCGAGTACTTCGCGCCACGGTCAACGGACGTGACACCGGTGTTGCCGTCGGCGTCCATGATCGTAATCGCCGCAACACTGGTGACAGGGGTGATGATTTTGACGATTTCGTCCCCGTCGTTGATGGTGAACGCGACGGCCGGCACGAACCGGGACGCGCTGATGACCTGCCACCGGTGCAGCCAATAGTTGTTCTGCAACGACGCCGGGTTCCACTGGGACGCGGTTTCGAACAGCTGGTCGGCAACGACAAAGAAGTCCTTGGTGGTGAGGATCGCCTCAACACCGGTGATCCCGAACTGTTCCTTCGGAATTTCGATGATCCGGCCCGACAACGCCATTTTGTCGACGTTGAACGCCCCCGCGAGTGCCTCAACATCAAGGACGGCGTTGAACTCGGGGGTGACAAACAGGATCAGTTCATCCGACTGCGCCGCGATGGGCATACGGGCCGCGTTGTACTGGGTCGAAATGAACTTCAGCGTCCCGGCCATGGACCGGATACGGGTCAGGACGGACTTGGTATCTTCTGCCAGGGTGGGGGAGTCGGGGTTGGTGATATCCCTGATCTTGACCTTGAAGTAGCCACCGTTCGCCTCGTATTCGGCGAAAAGCTGGCACATGAGCAGGAACTCATCCCACTGATCGGACGTGCCCGGTGCGGCCATGATCTGCGCCGCAAACGATGACAGGCCCATGGGGGTGTTGAACGCCGACATAAGCAACGGCTGGTTGATGGTGACCTTGTACCGGTCACGCCGGTTGAGCTTGTGGAAGGAGTTCTGCACTTCGATGGGGGCAGTGCCGAACAGTTCCCGTTCCAGTTCGTCCCGGTTCGGGTCATACGTTTTGGCCTTGACGAGACCGACCATGATTTCTTCGATGGTGTCGCCGCCGGTGAGCAGGCCACGCTTGAACTCGGACAGGGGGTTCGTCCAGGAGGTTGACTGGATGATGGTCAGCGCGATTTTGTTGACGAGGGCGTCAATGAATTCGTTCTGCTGCGGCCGGTACGTCTGGATCGCTTTCATCGTCGCCTGCACGCCGGCCTGCGTCGCTTCGGGGATGCGTGCCTGGTACGCGGGGGACGCGTCGTCGCGGATACGGTCGAGCAGGATTTCGTTGCTGGTGGGTTTGAGGGTGCGAACGTCCAGTACGGGCATTATGGTTTCCTATTCAAAAAGGGAATCGACGCCGCGCGGAGAATTGTCGTCCCCACCCGGGTTTTCATTGTCAACCGTGTTACCGGCTTTTGGTGCTGCCATAAGTAAATCATAATTCACGGCCTTAAGACGCAAAGCCTCCGCCTGCGCTGCTAGGATTTCTTTTTCCTTATCCGCCAACCGTGTTTCGCGTTCCTGCACGGCGGCGTCACGAACCGACAAATCCTCCCGATAAGCGGTCGTCAAATCCTCCGCAAACGTTTCAGGTATCCCCGTATCACCCGGGTTGCGAAACTGTTCCATCAATTCATCAAACGTGGCCATGAGCTTTTCCTTAGAATGTTGTGGGTGTCAGAAAACCCCCGCACAATGGCGGGGGTTTTCCTTTGTCGGACCTGTGAGTGGTTGTGATGTAGCCTGCTACGGCAAACCCTACCGCCGGCCCCATTCAAGGGGAGCGTCCCGGCCGTGGACAACGACAACCTGTTCTCTCAGATCACGTCTTGTCTGGTTCGCTTACCAGTTGGTTGAACTGTACCGAGCCGCCGCACCTGGTACAGAAAATCACGTCCGTTGTGATTGCTGTGAAGTCGTGGGCGCCATTGATGGGGTCGGCCTTACATGCCGGAACGTCCTCGAATTCAGGCAATTTCATCACCTGCCGGCGTTTCAGTTTCGCTATCGGGCGTCCCGATGAGGTTGTGTTTGGCCGCGTATTCTTCGACGGCGGTTCGCACGAGTTCGGTTTTTGTCATTCGCACGGACCATCGGTGGTCCTCGAGGGCCTGGTCGAGTTCTTTGCTGATGGTGGCGGAAACCTGCACACCTTTTTGTACAGCCATGTGGCACTTCCTTTATCAGTTGTGGCTTAGGGGATTATTTGATTGGTATTCATAGAATACCATATCACTGTCAACGGGTCGAATCTTTATTCCATTTTTAGGGTGAATCCTACGTCGTTGAGGATGACGCCGCCGGGGACGGTTTTGGGTTGGAGTTTGCCGGCGAACCGTACTTCCCCTTTACCGTACACGGCTTCTATGGTGACTTGTTTTGCTATTTTTTCGGGCAAACCCGCTACATGGGTTACATGCTCCGGGACGAACGGGATAACAGGGTAGAGACGTTCAATGTACTGTTTAGCCCGAATAAACAGTGCGGCGTCGAACGTGTATTCCTTTTTCCAGGTTCCTAGTTTGTGTTCGTCAATGTCCAATCCTAACGGATCATCCGGGGTGAGCAAATGCAAACTGTCGGTGTCTGCGTACGCGAACACGTCATAATTGTCTTGCGCGGCGCGGATGGTGACGTCGCGGGCGTAGGCGGTGATAAACGCGCCCATTGCCGTGTAGACGGGGTCGCGTTTTTCTTCCGGCCCGAGAACCAGTTTGACCACGTTGTTGTCGTCGTCAAAGGCCGGGTATTTGCCGGTGATGTTGGGGTTGGTCGCGAACTTCCCGTACAGGGAGTTGAGCATCAGTTTCGCCAACGCCCGCAACGCACCGGTGTTTTCGGTTTTGATGAGCATCCACTTGTCAATGTATTCGGTGAACAGCCCGGTGACGCCGTGGAACCGCCACCCGCCGTTATAGGCCAGAATGTCCAGGTCGTAATGGTCGGTCCAGAGTTGCAGGTCAACGTTGGTGCAGGAGAGGGTGACGGGTTCTTTGATGTGCGTCTGGTATTCGGTCGCCAGGAACAACGACGACCCTTTGACCTGTATGCAGGGAACGTGCCCGGGTTTCAGTTTCGCGGTGAAGGTGACACTGACGATGAACAGCGGGTAGTCCCGGTCAGCCTGGGGGAGTCCGGGGGCGTACACCGGTTCCCCGTACGGCAGCAACCGATCATACATGACCGACGGGTACAGGCTGTTGACGTCGTACACGATGCCGGGGCCGACAACCTGTCCCCGGTATCGGGGGTCGGAGTAGGTGAACCCGCCACGGTACGCGGCCCGTATTTCCTGGTCCATGATTTCGGGGAGGACGGGGAACAGTTTGTCAAACATGCGTTTCCCGGTGACCTGCTTGAACTCTTCCAACGCATCCGACCCGACAGTGAGCCGGGTCATACCCTCCCCGAACTGGTTCTTCAACGCCCGCGCCACAATGAGGACGTCGGCGGCGATGTAGGCGCGTTCGTCGGCGGTCGCGATGTGCCCGACGGGCCGTTCGGCGTGGTAGTCGATCTCCCCTTTCGCTTCGGGCAGGTTGAACGCTTTGGCGATTACTGACACGGAGTAGGGGAGCTTTTTGAGGCTGTCCCGGAATTCGGTGCGTTTCCCGTTCCGCCACACCACCGTAATGCTGTAGTAGGCGCCCATGTTCGAAATCAGGGACGTGAACTGCCCCCGCCGGGGGTTCTCCGTGTTGTGGATGTATCCCTGCCGGTACAGGTAGTCGAGGATGAACATCCCATCGAATTTGAGATTGTGGAAGTAGCAGACAGAATTTTCTTCACTGATCCTGTCACAAAACCTGTGAACAGACGTACCAATTTCGACGTCCCACAACGTTTCGGCGGTGTCAATGTTGGCCAGACCGTACGCCCACACCCGGCAATCGTCCGCCCTGGTGGTCGTCTCAAAATCGGCGACATAATTCTGTCGTTTCGGTGCCCCCATGATCCCCAACCATTCCCGAAATTTGCTGATAATGCTGTGCATGTGGCGCATGCTCTCTACTTTTTCTTGCGTGGCTTTTCGATTATTTTGGTGCCCGTTTCGGGGTCGAGTTTTGCGGCCCAGTCGACCATGCGGCGGGCGTCGGCGAACGCGTCGTGAATGATTTGGACGTGCCAGGGTTTGTCTTCTTCGCTGATGAGCGCGGTGCGGACGATTTCGTATTGTGAGGACACGGCGGCGGCGAACCCTTCGTCGTTCCAGAGGGTGCGGAATTGGGCGGGGGACAGTTTTTTGACGGCCGCCGCAAGGTCGGCGTCACCGATCCGGGACACCATTTTGGAGAATTCCCCGATTTGCCGTTTGAATTCTTTGGCCTCATACCCGGGCAACAGTTTTTGTTGCGCGTCCCGTAACAGTTTTTTGACTGCTTTACGGTTGGCTATGTCTTTGCTGCTGTTGACTTTGGGTTCGTACGGGTCGGTCACTGACGGGTTGCCGGCCATTTTCCGGTCGGACCTCATCTTGTCCCGCCGCTGCCCGATAGTTTCGGTGCCCGACGCGGTGGGGGTGTCCCGTTTCGCAGTCAGTTCGGCTTGCCGCTGTTCCCGCAGTTTGACCTGCGCTATGTGGAGTGGTTTGAACTCGCTGGCGGGGATGGGGCGTCGTTGCTGGTCGGGTACGAACTGGGTGGAGCGGTCCACGAACTGGGTTTGACGTGCTATGAGCGCGTCGAGCTGTTTTTGGGTGTACCGTTTGATGTTCCGTACGGGCCGGCGCGGGTCGTACTGTGACCCGGCGACTTCTACGTCCTGTTTGGTGCGGAGACGCGAAATTTTGTGGTTCACCCGCCGTTGCAGGTGGAGAGCCTGAGACCGTTTTTCTGCCAGTTCCCGCGAAGATGCCATAAAAAGCGGGAACCGGCAACCCCCAGGCCACCGGTCCCCGCATCACCCCTTTCAGGGTTTCCGGTGGTTAGACGTATGTGAGGGTGAAGAATGAACCGGTCTTACCCTTTTCACGGTTGACGGCGACGGGCAGCGGGGCGGGCCACGTGTGCGGCATGCCCAGGATTGCGAAGACGTTCTTCAGATCCTTGTACAGGACGTCGCTGATGGCGTGGAACGCCTTCCCGTCGGCGTCAAGCAGGGTGATCCGGGGGACGTCCTGCAGTTCGCCGGTGCGTTCGTTGACCATCGAAATCTGCTGGACGATGACGTCTTTGAGGTTGATGGTCTTCCCGATGTGGTCCGCTACGGGGGTTGCGTTGCCGAGTGCCTTCAGGGTCACGAGCCGGGACTTGTGGTCGGCGCCTTTGACGGTGGAGAACACTGCAACGTTGCCGTTGTTGAGGTTGGCCAGTTCGTTGGCGAGGCCGGCTACGGGGGCAACGTTTTCGATGGTGACGAGTTCGGTGGTTTCAGACATGGTGGCGTCCACTTTCGTTTGTGAGTACATCGAGACGATGTACTAGGTACTGTAACAGCAGGAACCTGAGTAACGCGGGTCACACCAGGTGTTTCCTGCAACCCGTTTTCGGGTACAGGAAGAAACTTAGCACGGATTTCTATGCTTACAACACCATTTATCAAATTTTCCTAGAAAAACTTTTTAGGGTGTTTTGGGTGTACTATGTGTATATGCGCACCACTGGGGGAGCGCACATAGCTAAGGAACACAATGAACTCCCTAATGAGTATGTTCATCTTCGTTGTTGTCACAGTCACACTTGCCACCATCGCCTGGATCATCGACGGCTACCTCACCGGCGGGGACAAGTGATCCGCATGGGCTCCCTGATCATGGAAGTCGTCGTCGACCTCTCCAAACGAAACCCCGAACGCACCACAACCCTCAACCACATCAACCTGCGCATGGCCGAACTGGACGCCCGCAAACAATTCCACCAGGACCCCACCAGCGAGAACCTCACCGCCTGGTGCGACGCCAACGACGCTGTTGAGGCCGCATCATGAACACTACAGACGTAGTACCGGTCATGACGACGGCTCAACACATGGCCTGGTTGAACGCGATCAGCCACGAAATCCACATGCGTCACATGTACCAGGGCGACCCGTGCGAAGCGAACCGGGTCGCCTGGGTTTGCGCCCAAACCACCCTCACGGAACGGACACCCAAATGAGTCGGTCCGTGCGGCAGATGTACCAGTGCTACGAATGCGCGACCTGCACCACCACACCACCCACCAACGGCGTCACCCTCTGCGACAAACACCAGGACCAAACCTGGATCAACACCACCACCCGCCCCATACACCTACCCACAGACAAGGAAACGGTATGACCGACACGACTAAAGAATTCACCCTCACCGAATTGTTCGGTTGGTACGCCGGTAACGACGCCAGCGCCGTATTGAAAGAATGCTCCGAATGCGGGGCGGCAGTGTCCAACGCCGAAACACACCGTCAATGGCACAACAAACTCCTGCCATGAGCGTCAAAGAGCAATACCAGCCGGCGCCCGCCCGGGGCAACCTCCACGGCATGCGGGTGGTGTTCAAAGGAACCTGGGACACCGAAACCGTTGTATGGGTCGTGCTGGACCGGCACCCCGAACGCGGGCACTGGTGGCTGCACCGGCGGGATGCGCTCGGGGCTTGGGTCACGACGTTCGCACGGTACAACCAGCTGTTGCAGGTGATCGAGTGACCACTACGGATGTAGTACAACATCTGTAGTGGATGAGGATTTCCTACCAGGACGGTAGACTGAATGAGTGCCCTACACCGGATCAGCAGAACCCCATCATCCGGTGTAGGGCACTTTCGTGTTATAACAATTTTGTTAGATTTATCACAAAAGCTTGACAAAACGGAGGTTAGTGTGAATCAGGGAATGTGTCACAATAAGGTAACAATGTCGGGAATGGACTTGACA